CAGTTCAACTAGAAGAAAATTTACAAAGCGTTGCGGAAGGCAAACACTGCGATGCTAAGAATGCAGTACCTGAATTAAAAGCCGCATTAACAAAACGCAAAACAGAATTAAAGAACGCTGATGCTAAAACGGCCTATGACAAGATCGATAAGATCATGACACGCATAGCACAAACATATAACATCAGTGGACAGAAACTTCATGATCTATGGACTGAACGTTATGGTGAGATTCCTGACACTTGGGTATTGGATGAAAACTTTGCTGATGGTAAGAATCCGCAGGATAAAGGCGACAGTGCCAGACATGGTATTCCAAAAGGTGCTACGATAGCACAACTAGAAAAAGCGGCTAAAGCATCAGGACGTAAAGGACAACTAGCTCGTTGGCAGATAAATATGCGTAGAGGGAAAAAGAAATGAAAATCAATGAAATCTTAACAGAAGCAAAAGCAACTAGCCAACGCTTGGATCCTAAGTGCTGGAAAGGTAAAAAGATTGGTAATCCTAAGACCAAAGTCAAAGGTGGTGTGCGTGTTAATAATTGCGTGCCTGTAGAAGAAACCTACGAAGGTGACGAGTTTTACGAAGCCTACGGTGAAATGTGGTACAACGAAGATAAACAATTAGATGAAGCAGACTACCACGGTCGTAAAGTACCTCTTGGTAAGCCTATGCAGGGTGATGTTAAGAAATTTAAGGTTTATGTTAAAGATCCTAGCACAGGCAATGTCAAGAAAGTAAACTTTGGTGATCCTAACATGCGTATCAAGAAATCAAACCCAGCACGACGTAAGAGCTTTAGAGCACGGCACAACTGTGCTAATCCTGGACCACGCACTAAAGCACGCTATTGGTCATGTCGTAAGTGGTGATATAAGGAAACTAAATCATGATGGAAATGACTTTTGTAATTAACGATAAAGAATATACTGTAACAGCACCAGATGCGATTACAGGACTGACAATGGCCCAGGAATTGGCAGCAAATACAGAAGCATAAAATGTCCAATTGGGATATCTACGTTAGAGAATCCTATGAACTAGTTCGCAGAGCAGAATGCGAACTTACAATCAATTTGGCCCACGAAGTAGAAGCATATATCGTTCATTTGTTTGCTCATTATCTAGACAAACCTTTAGTCAATACAGTTCCAGTGGGCGTTAAACTACTAACCAGTGTCAATCTTCCAGTTAAAGCCAAAAAAGAAATGTTGAAAACTGTGGGCGATGAATGTTTGTTAATCAACAGCATGGAATGGGGTAAGCACCGTTGGCCTACAGAAATATACTATGCTGACATAGGACAAATGGCCTATGTATCACGTGCCTATGCTGAGCACCCAACAGAAGATCTATACGATGATCTAGCAGTAGAATTCCAAACTGCTACCAAAATTCTACGTAAATGCAGAATAAATTAATATAACCGTAGACACGCATATATAATTATAGTATAATATATTTTTCAACCAAGGAGAGCCACATCATGGCATCAAAAATGTTTTCAGGCGAGCAAAAAGCTAAACTAACTCAACTAATTAACGAAGGTATTGCTGTATTACAAGAAGTAGAAGATTTGAGCGCAGGCTTGAATGATACCGTAAAAGCAGTAGCAGAAGAATTAGAAATTAAACCTAGTTTGCTCAAAAAAGCAATTAAGATTGCTCAAAAATCAAAACTAACCGAAACTAATGCTGATCACGAAACAGTCACTGACATTCTCGAAACAGTTGGTCGCACGGTTTGAGTCCAGGGTCAAAACCAATCGAGGATTCAGAAGTCAGAAGTTTTATAGATCAAATCTTAAAAACTTTAGACATCGATAATATCGACAATTTTGAATATTCTACATACGAAAAAACTTGGCGTAATTGGATAGCATCTAGTAGTTATAATAAAATACGTGGATTAGATAACTTTGAACATTCAGCATATCTTTCTGGATCTACTAATGCATTCCCTGAATTTATTTCTAGATACCCTGGTCGTAGAATTCGAGTAAGCAAAAGTGATTTTATCCTTACTAAAATAGTAAGCAGGGTTCAGCAAAGGGAATTGTTACCACTAGAAGAAGATGTATTGAGTAATAACGATTGTGTTATTCTTAGTCATCCCTTTTCTGGCAATGGAAGAACACTACCAGATTACCAAGCACTATTAGATGTTGCTGATAAACTTAATGTGCCGGTGATGATCGATGCATGTTATTTTACAGTTGGACACGGAATAGACTATGATCTAACACATATCTCTATAAAAGAAATAAATTTTAGTCTTAGTAAGAATTATTCATTGACTAATTTTAGGACTGGAATAAGATTTACAAAAGAATTTATCGATGATAGTATTGGTGCTACAGTAAAAATGGGAATATTTAATAAGTTATCAGCAATGATAGGGTATCAATTGTTAAAACAATTTAGTCATGATTGGTTTATTGAAAAATATATCCCTATATACGACCAAATATGTGCTGAACTAAAGTTAGAAAAAACAAACACACTATCTTTTGCTATAGCACCAGATAGTTGGGAACAATATAAAAGAGGTGACTATGTCAGAGTTTGTATCGCGGAAGAACTTTCTAGACAGACTAAGTTGCCAAAATTAGTATAAACATGAAAATAGATTGGCAGAAAACTACTAACTTTATTAAGAAAGATTGGCATAGCCATCCTTTAAGATTATGTTTAGAAGTATTTAATTGGTTTTTAAACATCATAGTAGTAGTGACCTTTGCGGCGACAGTGCCGGATGTACCATTTTTAGTTGTTTATCCTTTGTTCTTTTGCTGTTTAGCTATTAGCATGTATTCAGCACTAAGCAGAGGAAGTTTTGGATTGTTTATGACCAGCCTAACTATTTTCTTAGTTGATCTTGTGGGATATAGTCGATTGCTGTATAATTAATATTATAACGCCCATATTGGGCATGAAGAGTGTGTGTGAGCTAGAAGTCGCACAAAAAGGAAATAAATGAGTTACATAGACGCATTGTTCGATAGAACAAAAGATCGCATTTACATTGTTGAGCGTGTAAATGGACAAAGAGAGTATAAAGAATACCCTGCCAACTATACTTTTTACTACGATGATCCTCGTGGTAAATTCCGCACTATTTATGATACCCCAGTATCAAGATTCAGCACACGCATAGGTAAAGAATTTCATAAAGAAGTTAAAATTAATTCAGGTAAGCGTATCTGGGAAAGTGACATTAATCCCGTGTTCCGTTGCTTAGAAGAAAACTATCTAGGTCAGAAGTCTCCAAAACTACAAACAGCATTCTTCGACATTGAGGTAGACTTTGACCCAGTGCGAGGATTCAGTCGTCCAGAAGATCCATTTAATCCAATCACCGCGGTATCAGTATATCTTGATTGGCTAGACAAACTAGTTACTATGGTCATCCCGCCTAAGAGCATGAGCTGGGAAACTGCTGAAGAGATCGCCAAGCAATATGATAATTGTTTCTTGATGGAACGTGAAGAAGACTTATTAAAAACATTCTTAGACTTGATCGATGATGCAGACATACTATCAGGTTGGAACTCAGAGGGATTTGATATTCCATATATGGTGCAACGGACCAATCGCGTTCTAAGCAAAGATGACACACGCAGATTCTGCTTATGGGGCCAATTCCCTAAGCAACGTGAGTTTGAACGCTTTGGTGCAGCCAATATGACCTTTGATTTGATTGGTCGTGTTCATATGGACTATATGCAACTGTATCGCAAATATACCTATGAAGAACGTCATAGTTATAGTCTAGATGCTATCAGTGAATATGAACTAGGCGAAAGTAAAACACAGTATGAAGGCACATTAGATCAACTATACAATAAAGACTTTGCTAAGTTTATCGAATACAATCGCCAAGACACCGCACTATTACACAAACTAGATACTAAACTACGCTTCTTAGACCTAGCCAATGAACTAGCACATGACAACACAGTGCTACTACAAACTACCATGGGTGCAGTAGCAGTTACTGAACAGGCTATCATCAATGAAGCACATCAACTTGGTATGGTTGTTCCAAATCGTAACCGTGATGAACAGTTTGACACACAGGCCGCAGGTGCGTATGTGGCAACTCCTAAAGCAGGCATGCATGACTACATTGGTGCTATCGACATTAACTCACTGTATCCTAGTGCTATTCGTGCGCTTAACATGGGTCCAGAGACTATTGTTGGTCAACTGCGTCAAACAATGACAGAACACTATATCAAAGAAAAACAAACAGCGGGTAGTAGTTTTGCAGATGCATGGGAAAACTTGTTTGGCAGTTTAGAATATACCGCAGTGATGAATGGTGAAGTTGGAACAGAGATTACTATCGATTGGGCTAACGGTACCAGTGATGTCCTAAGTGCCGCAGATTGTTGGCGATTGATCTTCGACAGCAATAAACCGTGGATATTATCAGCTAACGGTACTATCTTTAATAATGAACGCAAAGGTATTATACCAGGCTTACTAGAACGTTGGTATAGTGAACGTCAAGATATGCAGACTAAAAAGAAAGAAGCTGTCACTGATGAAGATACTGCGTTCTGGGACAAGAGACAACTGGTTAAAAAGATTAACTTGAATAGTTTGTATGGTGCTATTTTAAATCCAGGATGTCGTTTCTTTGACAAGCGTATCGGACAATCAACTACATTAACAGGTAGAACTATCGCCCGTCACATGGATGCATATATCAATGAGTGTATCACTGGCGTATATGATCACACTGGTGAAGCGATCATATATGGTGATACAGACTCATGTTACTTCAGTGCGTATCCAATGGTTAAGAAAGATGTAGAAGAAGGTAAGATGGAATGGAACAAAGACATAGCAGTGGGCTTATATGACAGCATCGCAGATCAGGTAAATGAAAGTTTTCCGGCGTTCTGTGAACGGGCTTTCCATACTCCACGACGTCAAGGTGAATTGATCAAAGGTGGAAGAGAAAGTGTATCACTCAAAGGTTTGTTTATTAAAAAGAAACGCTATGCTATCCTAATCTATGATATGGAAGGACATCGTTTGGATACACACGGCAATCCAGGTAAAGTAAAAGCCATGGGCCTAGACTTAAAGAGATCAGATACTCCTAAAGTTATCCAAGACTTCCTAAGTGACGTCTTATTATCTGTGTTAACAGGCACGGGTCGTGAAGCAATCATTGACAAAGTGCGTGACTTCAAATTGATCTTTACAGAGCGTCCGGCTTGGGAAAAAGGCACT